ATTCACAGACAATCAGATTAATGAATTGTTCTGGATTGAAACAGACACGGTGTATTTGAATCCCACAGTGGATTTGGATCCCAACACCACTTATTATGTGAACATATCAGCAGGAGCCATTGTGAATGCTGGTTGTCCTAATTTACAATTTGCTGGCACAACCACTGCCACGTTTGTGACAGATCCAGGACCTGAAGCACCAACAGCCACAATAACAAATGGTTCACCAAGCGACACAGGAATTGTACAAATATTTGACAGACCAATTGAAAAAGGTTCAGGCAATGCTGTTATTAAAGATAACCTTGGCAATGTTCACGCAACCATACCTGCTTCATCATCAGCAGTAACCATAGAGGACTACGAATAATGGCAACAGTTTATATGTACCCAGCAACACTGGAAGTGATTGCTAAATGTCAACTTAAAAATGACAGAAAAAAAGTCGTCATTGACACATTTGCCGCAGGCATAACATTTGCCGCAGGCACAACCTACACAATTGATTTAGAACAGGATTTTGTAAAAGAAACAGAAGGTTCAAAATTTCCAAATCCTGCTGTGACTGGTTTGGGCACATTCACAACCAATTCAACAGGACCACAGATTCAAGTGGATGAACCAACAGATGGTGGCACCAATGTGATCAACAACACATTCATAAGATACACCTACGACAGACAAATATTGGCAGGCACCAGTGGCACATACAAATTGTTTAAAGACACAGCATCACCACAAACAATAAATGTGACAGTGACAGCATCAGGAGGATATTTTTATGTGGATGGTGTACAACAAGCCACATTGAACTTGTATGAAACCAACACTTATGTTTTCACATATCCATCAGCACATCCATTTGCTCTATCAACCACAGCAGACGGCACACACGGTGGCGGCACAGAATATACAACTGGTGTAACAAGAAACACCAGTGCCAACACTTTAACTTTCGTTGTGCCTCAGAGCGGTCCAGATTTATTTTACTATTGTACTTCTCATTCTAATATGGGTGGCACAGCAAACACAGGTATTGAAGACAGTTTGTTAAGAACATATGATCCATCAGACTCAACGGACCTTAACCTTACAATTTCAGGCAATCAGATCACATTGGTCACAACAGGTTTGATAGATGCCAATACCACTTATTATGTGTTGATAGAGGAAGGCGCTGTGAAAGACAGGGATGGATTAGCCGCATTTGGATTTGACAATGATCAAGAACACAGATGGACAACAGGTACTATAGACTTCCCTGATTTGACATCATTAAAAGTTTCATCTGCCACTTTAAGTTGTACAATTACTAAAAATCCTAATTATGAATATGGTGAATCAGCACAACAAAGCAATTTCACTTTACAAGCAACGGTTATCGCGGTTACGCCAAACAACGCATATCTATTAGATGCGACAGATACATTCAATTACGTTGAAGACACATCAACAACTTTAGCAGATGTGCCTAAAATTTCTGATTACATTTATGTTAATCAAGGTGGGACAGGAACATATTCACTTACAATTACACCTTCAGACACTAATGCTGTTGACACAATGTCTGCCACAAACGCAACATTTAATTCAAGCACCAAAGTTTTAACATTCAGTGGTACACTCACACAAATTAACACATCTCTTGACGCTGTATCTTTTGAACCAGGTGTTGATTATGATCAAAACTTTACACTAAATTTTAGTGTGACAACACCGCAAGGTAACACGCAGGCAAAAGGCTTAACTTGTAATTTAGGTTCACCTTTAGACATTGATTTGACAGATATGAATATCACAAGAACTTATGCTACAAATCAAGCCAATTTAATTTTTTCATCAAATACACCATATATAAGTGATTTTGACACAGATCCAAACGCACAATACACAATTACGTTCAATGCTGGAATGGGATACATATCACAAGACACAAATAATGTCAGTCTAACAAATCCTATCAGTTATACATCATATAAAAGCACTCTAAACACTATCATCAGTCAATTAAAATATTTTCCTTTACAAGATAATGGCAATGACACCACAGTCACAGTGACATTAACAAAAAATAGTAATACTATTGCCAATCAAACATTTAATTTAAACAGAACAGGAAGCATTGTGAACAACCTTGCCAATTCAACAACCACACTACAAAATAGCGGAACCATTTATCCAACTGTTGAAAATAGATTATATATGAGAATGGATGTCACAGTGATTGGTTCAGGTGGTAATGGTGGCTCAACTTCTGGAACAGGTTCAGCAGGTGGTGGCGGTAGTGGTGGCGAAGTTGTACAACATACCAATTTATCTGTAAATCTTGGACAATATCCAGTTTCAGTATATTCTGCTTCAAGCAGTCAGGCATACACAAGAATTTTGTATGCTAACAATGGTTCAAACATTCAAGTTTCAGCAGGCACCAATGGTGGCACAAGTGATGGTAGCACGTCAACCAATGGCGCAAATTCACCAAATGGTTTTTCTGGAGGAGCAGGTTTTTGGTCAGGTAGCGGTGTGTCAGGACCAGCAGTTTGGGGAGGTGCCGCAGGCGCTGGTACTGGTGGCGGCAATGCCAGTGTCAATGCTGGAAATTATAGTGTAGGTTTACCTGGTGGTGGTTTATATGGTTATGCCCTTGGTGGATATGGTGGTTCAGCCGCAACAAATACGCCTACAAGCACCGTTCAGACTGCTATGGGTTCTGGTGGAAGAGGACAATCACAACCAAATGGCGGAACATTTATTGCTCTAACTAATGGTATATCAGGTGGTGTTGTTGTTGAATATCACGTTTAAGTTTTTCCAAGGTTTTTTAAGGTTTTTTTAGGTTTGAGATAAATAATTGTATCAGACAGTCAATGATTGTCTGTTTGAAATAGACAATCAATAACAATGAAAAGGAGACAACAATGTCAGCCGCATCAAACTATACAGAAAACAAGGTATTAGACCACGTTTTAGCCACTACTGAATTCTCATTCAACACTGGTGACGTGTATCTTGCTCTGTTCACAAACACGTCAGGCAATGCCGCAACTAATTTAGAAGCAGGCACTATCTCTGATGAAATTACAACATCTGGATCCGCTTATGGAAGACAGACCATCGCATTTGGTTCTGCTTCTGGTGGTTCAGCATCAAACTCAGCAACAGTGACTTTTACTGCCGCAACATCAACTTGGGGTAGCATAACTCACGTGGCAATTATGGACGCATCAACTTCTGGAAATGTACTTTTCTGGGGAGCGGTCACAACTGCTAAAACGATTGAGTCTGGAGATACTTTCCAAGTATCATCTGGCAACTTATCAATATCTTTAGCATAATAATAGATATTGTATTTCACAGTTTCCTACCAGTGTCATTCTTATTGCTTGGCATACACAGCATTCTAAGGCACTGGTAGAGAAGAAACAAAATTTAAGGAGACAACAATGTCAACAATAGTAACAAGATCAGGCAAAGGTTCAGCACTTACCCACACAGAAGGTGATGCCAATTTTAACAATCTGAACAATGACAAAGTAGAGACACCTTTAACAGGCAATTTTGATTGTTCTGATCAGGTAGTGTTAGCGCCACAGTTGAAAGATTACAAAGAAACTGTACACGCATTGGGTTCAACAGATTCTCCCACACTCACAGTGGCAAACGGTAATGTTCAATCTGTCACAATATCATCAGGTTTAAGTTTACCAGCATTCTCAGATGCGGCAACAGGACAATCAATGACATTGATTGTGTCAGGTAGCGGTAATGCTTCAGGCACTGGTGCTTACAAATTCGCAGGTGGTAACAAAACACTAACCAATGATTCAGTTGTTTCTATTTTTTTTGATGGCACTACATATTTTACATCAATAGCAACTGACTTTCAAGCATAGGAGGTATTCACAATGCTAGGAGCAAGTAGATTATCTTTTTTAGCAAACAGTGGCTCAGCGGCCTCACTTGGTCCAAGAACATCTGCTTCAATGGAGATTGGTCTTGAGGGCGACACAAAAATTTCAACAACACAAAATAAATTTGGTGGTTCATCAATCTATATGGATGGTAGTGGTGATTACATTGACGTCACAGACAATGGCGCTCTAGACTTTGGCACAGGCGACTTCACTATTGAATGGTGGCAGTATATGCCAACATTGTCCGCAAATTATAATGCTGTGGATTTGCGTGGTGGTTCAAACGGCGCAAAAATATTGTTGTATTCCAACCCCACAGACAAATATTTTTTGTATGTGAACAGCGCCACAGCAATTGATTCAGGTTCAGTGCTACAAGCCAATGCTTGGCAACACATAGCATTGAGCAGAGCGTCAGCATCAACAAGATTATTTGTAGATGGCACACAGGTAGGTTCTACCTATTCAGACTCAAACAATTACGCACACGACGAAATGTTAATATTCCAAAATTCATTGTCATCAGCATACGATGGTCAAGGATACGTGGATGAATTTAGAGTTTCAAAAGGTCACGCAAGATATTCATCAAATTTCACAGTGCCTTCATCAGCATTCACGGCAGACGAACACACACATCTACTATTACACGGTGATGGAGACAACAACAGCACAGTGATATTGGATGATGGTCCAAGAACTGCTTCAGCAGTCACGGTGTCAACTTTTGGCGGTAATACTGAACTCAGCACAACACAAGCCAAATTTGGTGCCACCAGTGCTTATTATGATGGTGAAGGGTCAGTGGATCCTGATCACACAGTTCTCAACATAGGTTCAGGCGATTTTACCATAGAATTTTTCTACTATCCAACAGACTTCACCAGTCAGTATGGCAGATACTTTTTTGACACAGGAAGTGGTGTTTCCAGCAGACTGAATGGATATTTTGAGCCTGGCGGAAGCACATTCAAACTGAGATCAGGTAATACTCAAATTATGTCAGGCAATCATGACATGAGCACAAACCAATGGTATCATATTGCTTTTGTGAGAAAATCAGGCACATTAAAATATTATTTGAACGGCACAGAAAAAATAAGTGTTTCCAACAGCACCAATTTTACCAACAACGATTACAAGATAGGTTCTTATCTCACAGGCGGTCCTTACTCAATTAAAGGTTACCTAGACGAATGGAGACAGTCAAATGTGGCAAGATACAGCCAAGCATTCACACCAACCAACACCGCTTTTACGGCAGATGGTTATACGAAACTATTGCTACACTTTGATGGTTCAAACGGTGCTACCACAACTTCTGATGATGCTTAGGATTAAACTATGTCACGATATTTTGAAGCAGGTTATATAGAAGCAAATTACCTTGAAGGAGATCCTATTGAGGCATCAGCCTCTCTTACAAGCAGTTTCACTCTAAGTTGTACACAGACAGAAAATTATTTCATACCAGGATATTTTGAAGATGGATATTTTGAAGGAAGTATCACATTTGGACAAACGCATGAAGGTGCCGCCACACTGTCAGCATCATTCACACACACCACACAAGGTACGAGAATTAAACAATTGTCAGCAACAGTATCAACACAGTTCACATTGAGTTCAGATGTAATTAAAATTTTACAGATTAATGCCTCACTGTCAAACACATTGACACTTGCCAGCACAGTGACAAGAATACATTCTGGAGCATCATCAATGGATTCAACAGTCACACAGACTGCCCAAGGCACTTTGACAAAAAGTTATCAAGCGGCATTTACATCTCAAGCCAGTGCTACATCTTCAGTGGGAGCAATCAGACAAGGATCAGTTTCAATCACAGGAGCATTTACGCCTACGGTGACTGCTGTTGCCACAAAGAACAGCACAGCCATATTGGATTCAACTGCCACATTACAATTCACAATCAGCAGGTTCGCAGGCAATGAAGCAACACTTGAGAATATTGTAAATTTAAGTCTACAAGGCACACCCATATTTGTTGGTAATTCAAACTTCAACACCTCTTCAGTAGGTGGAGCACAAAGCAGTTCATCAGCACAATTCACACTCACAGCCAGCACAGACAAAATTAAAGAAGCAAACATACAAATGGATTCGCCTTATCTTGAAGGTGGATACATAGACGAAAATTATTTTGTTTCACAAGGATTTGTATTGTCTGCCGCTGTGGAATCATTCACACCAGCAGAAGCCAGTCTTTCTGTTCAGGCAAACATAACAGCAACCACAACAAGAATTAAAAGTTTATCAGCAAGTGCGAGTGCCACTGCTTCTTTAACTGCTCAAGGCGACAAAATTACTGGTTTTGTTGTCTCTGCCAATGCCGCAATTACATTGACAGTCACAATCAAAGCAATTAGAGGATTTGGTGGCACATTCAATTCAGCATTTGCTCTTACTGCCAATACAAGTAGGATTAGAGATGAATTAGGAATGTCGTTAGAATCAACAGCGTCATTGACTGCCAACATACAAAAATTTGTTGGTGTTGGTGTCGCATTGAACACACAGGCTCAACTATCTGCCATTATAGGAGAGGTGTTTGATGTATCAGCATCATTAACTGATGCTTTTATTCCTTCAATGACTGTTTCAGCATTGAGAAATATGACTGCTGTGATAGATGCGGTGGCAACATTGACAACAGATGTCAATGTCACAACTGAAAACCAAACCAATCTACAAACTGAATTCACAAACACAACGCAAGGCGATAGAATAAGATTCATAAATGAGTCGTTTACAGCGTCATTTAGCGTCGTACAGCAACAGATAGAAACAATTACACCGTTTGAAGCATCATTGTCTGTTCAAGCACAATTACAACAACAATTGATAGAAAGAATTGTGCCTTTTGGTGCTCAATTCAATACAGCATTCACAAAAACAGCGTCAGCAGACAGATTCAGAGACACAACAATCACACTGACATCAACAGCAACATTCACACCTGTAATTGGCAATCTACAACAATTCAATGCCACTCTAACAGATGCTTTCTCGCCCACAATGAATGTAAATGCCATATTGGCAGGTTTAAGCACAATGGTGGCGCAGGCAACTGCTTCTATCACAGCAGAAAAAATTACAGATATAACAAGCACACCTTCAGCAACATTCACAGCAAGTATAGATGGCGCAAGATTAAGATTTGGTCTTGATTCAGGTGAATTGGTTGCTGTGGCAACAATCAACGCAGATGTTGGTATTGTGTTCCAATCAGGATTCCAATCACAGAGCATCACATTCTCAGAAGAGTCTGCGAGTGTGTCAAATGTTTCAGGATCGTCAGGTTTAGATTCTGCGTTCACAATGGCGGCAGTCAAAGTGAATGCGGCAAGACCAGGCATAGAGTTTGAGGCAGTGGGAAATGCTCAATTGGACAACACATATCAACAATTTGGCGCAACTGCTTTATACCTTGATGGCAATAATGACCTTGTAAGATCCACAGACAGCAACAACACAGCACCTTACATTGACGCACCTGCGAATTGGAACAGCACCACAGAATACACAATAGAATTTTGGTTTAGACCAGACTGGACATATTTCAATTCAGTGTCAACAAATCTTGGACAAACATATGAGATTGCTCGTGTTCAGAACATAAATTTTGCCTTACAACACAGAGGAACCCAAGGTGGGTCACCAACCAACAACGAAATGAGTCTTGTACTACGAGATGGAATCAGTTCAAAATTTGGTTCAACAACCATAACTGCGTCAGGCGGAAACATACCACCTAATTCAAATGGTTGGTATCACGTGGCATTGACAGGACACCAAGCAGTCAGCAATCAATTCTTACATCGTTTAAGATTGAATGGTATCAAATTGGGTGGAGCAAGTTATAGTGATGGAGCCTGGTTCGCATCATCCAGTCAGATAGCCGCAAACGCATCTGGTGTTAGAATTCAGTTGGGTAGCATATCAACAGGTGGATATGCTGGTTGGATAGACGAAGTTAGAATATCACATTCAGCAAGATATCCTGATGAATTCCCACACCCAGACATACCATTGGCAACTTCAGCATTTGGTAATGATGAAGACACATTGGCATTATTACACTTTGACGGCACAGATGGTTCAACTGATATGGTTGACGATGGTGGATTCACAACCACATTTGAAAGTAGTCAGTCTGCTCAATTCAATCTTACAGCACAAGGTGACAAATTTAGATTATTCAGTGCCACGTTTGATGTGGTAGCAACACAATTGACTGCCGCTGTTAAGACAGCAGACTTTATCACAGTACCTGACACACAATTTGTGATGACTGTGGATGCTGACTTTACCACAAACAATTCAGCACAATTAAATTCTGTTGCTTCTGTATCTGCTGAAGTCACAAGAATACATCCTGGTGAAGCAACACTCACAAGTCAAGCAACATTGACAGCAGATGCTGATAGAAATGCCTCTGGTGAAGCCACACTCACAAGCACAGTCACAGTTGGTTCACAAGCACACATCACAGCAAGTGGTCAAGCACAATTGACAGATGCCTTAGCATTTGGTATCACTGTACAATTGACAAGAGACACAGAACAAGCATTAACAGTGACGGCTCAAATGTCAGCAAGTGGCGACAGAATAAGATTTGGTGTAGCAACATTGAACAGTGAAGTGACTTTATCTATTACGGCGAATGTGTTGGTAGAACACGAAGCCACACTTGACAGCACAGCCACATTAGCAATAGAATTTACAAAGATTCCAGAAATACAAATTACTGCCTCAAGTGTAGCAAACATCACTCTGACTGCTGGCATAGAAAGAATAAGACCTTTCACAGCAACAATATCAGATGCGATGTCATTCACAACACAGGCAACAGCAAACCTTGTGGGTGTCACATCAATTGACACACAGGCAACAATGTCTGTCAGTGGCACAAGATTAAGATTTGTTTCTGGCGCTCTAACAAGCACAGTGACAATGAGCACAACCGCTGTTAAAACGGTAGACATTAACAGCACATTTAACATCAACACAAGTCTGTCAGCGATTGCTTTTGAATTACAAGTATTTGACTTGATTTACACGGTACCAAACGAGTCTCGTATAAATACCATAGAAAGTGAACAACGACTCCACACAGTGAGAGACGAGAACAGACTTTACACAATAGAAGGGGACTAATATGGCAATAAATAGAGAAGGTTTTATCAAAACTGCCAATGGTTTAGAAATATCCAAAGATCCTGAAGCAAGACTTCAATATTCTTTCCAATGGAATCAATGGTTAGAGTCTGGCGACACACTGGCGTCTGTTGTTTATTCACACAACGCAAGAAGAAATGATCCAGCACCACTCACACTACACAATTCAGGCATAGTGAACAGCACAGTCACATTTGCTGAATTCAGCGGTGGCGTGGCAAACAGAACGTATGAGGTCACAGCCAAAATTACCACAGGCTCAGGATTGATAGATTCAAGACAATTCAGAATCAACGTAGAAAAACGATCAGCATAGGTAATGACAATGAATGAACAAGATATACAAGAAAAATATCTACAAACATTGAAAGATTATTCAAACATAGACAAAAGACTGGCTCTTATGGAGCAAGAAATACACATCATCAAAGACAACCATCTGGCACACTTGGAAACAGATGTAAAAAGCATATCCAACAAATTCAATTGGGCAGTGGGCATTGTGTTTGCTCAACTGGTAGGAATCATTTCATATCTAATCATCAAAATGTAATCATACCGTAAATATTGGTATGAAGGGTCTAAGGAAACGTCTGGAAAAATACATTGATATTGAGAGATCAGTTGAGAATGATAATGTTATCCTGAGACAACGCCTAAAATACACACCAAAAAAATGTGAGGATTGTCCACGCACCTGTAAAACAAGACGCAGGGTGGCAATCAAATTGAATCATCCAAATCCTTGGAACAGAGCCAGAGGCAGTTTTTACGCCAAAATGTGTAGTGTGTGTAGAAATTATCAAGATCCCAAAACAGGCAAGTTCAATATCAATTGGATCACACTTCTGCGTCATTATTGCGGTGTAAAACAAGATTAGCGATAAATACAAATGATTAGTTGTACAGGTTAATAGACTGTCATCTTTAATTCTGATTTTGTTTTCTCAACTAATTTTGGGGGAGTTTGCTCTTATTAAGACCTAATGCCATTGGAATAATACAATACAAACTCCCCTAATCTCCCAAACCCACCAAGTCAAGAATCAACACCTTTTTCAGTCTGAGACTATATACACATATAGGCATTAGGCAAATTATCCAAGGCAACATAGCAACACCAAAAATTTTGAAGAGTTGATCGCACCCTCTGATTGCGTAGGTCAGTTGCGACTGAGACTGTTAGGCGAGGACAGTATAAAACAATGAGCAGTTATGCTAACACATTTTGGAAACTTTTGTGTGTTAGGCATCACAAACTATGTCTTAAGTCAGGCTACAATCAGGGCCTGTTTGTGATAGCGGAAGTAGTCCACCTCAAAGGCGGGTAAGATATGTGAACCCTTTACCCACAATGGATGCTGTTGATTGTTCTCAAAAGAGACTTTGGTATTTTTTTATATTTTTACTAAAAGTTCTCTTACCTCTTAAGGAATTAAGAGAGAACAAAAAAACGCGACAGCGTTTTTATATTGAACGCCAGTTCAATATCTAAGGTAATCATTCAGCAACAACTAAATACATGAAACAAAGGAGAAACAATGAGCAGTCAATTCACAGCAGTAAGAAAACACAACATACCACTATGGCGTAGATTTTATAGTATGACCCAGAGGGTGGAAAAGAAATATCGTAATTATGAGCATGTCACCATAGAAGATTCTTGGAATAGAAATGTGGTAGGACCAGAACAGGCATTCCTCAACTTTTGGGAGGACATGGGAGATGATTTTGAAGAACATCTGGAACTGGACAGGATCAATCCCCATTGGGAATATTCTGCCCACAATTGCCGTTGGGTTACCAGAACACAGCAAGCCAACAATCATAGATTCCATCTCACAGACAGAGGTCGTTGGTTGACATACGCAAGAAACCATTGGGGTGACACCAAAAAAACCAAACAGAGATTTCATTCAAGATGTGCCAGAGGATACACACCACAAGAAGCGGCAGAGATACCACCAGCATATCACAATGACCTCAAAACCATTAGAAGCCGTAAGAAATCAAACAAAAAACTGGGCATTTGGGACAAGTTGAGAAGCATCATATAAATATCAGAACACAACTCCAGAGGAGGTGAGGGGCACATAACCCCGTACAGCAATTATGGCACAAAAAACAGGACCCAAACCAAAACAATTGGAACCATACGAAAAGATGGGCATACCAGTTGGCAGAAACAACACACACATAGACCCTGATGAAGTAGAAGGTTTAGCCGCCTTAGGATGCTCTTGGAAGGAAATAGCAGACTTTTTTGGCATACACCCAGACACAGCGAGAAGAAACTTTGCGTCGTTTTACATAAAAGGATCTGCCAAGGCACAAATCAGTCTAAGGCGTGCTATGCTACACAATGCCACCCAGAATATGAACGCTTCAGTCCAGATATTTCTGTCTAAAAATTGGTTGGGTATGGCAGATCAACCTGTCAGTCAATCAGACGACAATGTGCTACCTTGGGTGGAAGCACCATCCACAGTCACAGAAGTTTCTGGCAACATAGACATCAAATCTACCTTGACTTTGACAGTTTGATAATATATAATTGTATAGATGACAGCAACAAGAAAGAAAACAAAATTATGGCAACACACACTTACATAGACGAAGGTTTGGACTATTGGCAACACGTGGCACAAACTGCCAACAGATTGGCAGACCAACAACCAGACAAAAAATTACCACACAACAACAAAGAATTGTATGCCACCATTCACGATTATGACAGAACACACTGGATCAAAGCAATAGGAGTGGCAAAAAGATTGTATCAGCAGACTCCATCAGTGTTTGACAAGTCACACAAAATGATATTGGATGAAATTGAATTTTTGATATTTCAAGACTATTCAAAATTAGATTTCAATCAGAATCCATTGGATTACTTCTACAGATATAAAACCAACCAGCAAAAGCATCAAGGCAAATACCTCAGCAAGTGGGGTTTTCACGGTCTCACAATGTTTAGAGAAGTGTGGAATAATTGCGATTCAGGATTCACAGGCAACAATGGTGGTAGAGGACCAAACAAGAACCACAGACCACCCTCACAGTCACCAGCACCACAATTCAACAAACTATTTGATATCAAAAACAAACCAAAAGGAGAATCAGAATGAGTATTGTAGATTCAGGCAAAGCACAATTAACACAACCTAAACCCAAAGAAGACAAGAAACGATTGAGAGAGTTTTTAGCAGGATTAGATGAAAAGAGTCCAGATGATAAATCACCTAATGAAATGCTGTGGGATTGTGTAGAAAAACACGGATACAAACGCACAAAACAAGTATTTGAAAGCATTGAACAATCATTGATAGAAGAAAGCAAATCATTAATTGAGGAATTGAGACAGGTGTTGGAAAAGAAAGCCAATGTGAAATTAAAAGAACACTGGTACAAGTTCAACAAGCACATGGGAGAAGTGCCAAAAATAGATTGGCAATCACTGCCCAAGAAGAAAACAGAAAAGAAAGAATCAGAACACAAATCAGAAGACATACTGTCAATGATTCGCAAGAGACAACAGAATTAGAGTAGCACACCATCGTTATCACATATCAACCCTTTATTATTTTTAACATCAATATAATGATGGTTGCTCTAATACTCCATTAAATAACAAGTCACCATTTTAACTTCCCGTTTTGTGGTGATTCCTTTAAAAGGGTGCTCCAACTTATCGTCTAAATTGCTCATTTGTGCGTGTTGGAGCATCACAAACCTCAAATGACCCGCTGTTTCATTGACTTTTTTGGTGTTGACAAACGATACCAAAAGATGCTATAATGAACACTATATTAACCATTTAACAATAGGAGTAATAATGGGACAGGCAAAAAACAGAGGCACTCGTAGCGAAAGAGTTAGACAAGCACAAGCAAGGATTCGTCAGATCCAGAAAGAACACCCAGAAGGGTCAATAATATTTGCGACAAAAGACGATTTGGACATACCAGACTGGAATGACGCAGTGAACAGGTATGTGAATTTTTGTTCTTTTTTTGATAGCAACCATATTCCTTGGGAATACGGCAACGGTATAAAATTTGGCGATTATGTGGTTTCATTTGAACAAGATGCCAAAGGTTATTTTGACAAGGAGAAGGCATATTTGGTTCATTATAGCAAAGGCACATATTATGGCACAATCCTAGAATTAATGGGCAAAATGATATGGGATATGGAATCACCAACACTACTAGACCCTAACAACAAAAAGGTTCCAGAATTTATAGAATGTGTTGATCAATATAATAGAACCGCAACGCAAAGGGCAGGTTGGTCATCCGCAGATTTGAAATTGAATAGCGATTTGATTAAAATGCTTAGAAAAGTTATTAAGCCAGTTAAACAAAAGGAGGAGGCATAGGATGAGTGAGAAATTAAGATTTTATAACTGGTTTGTAGATTATTACAATATACCTAAATCAAAGTATGCTAATAATGTAATAGACCAGACATTGTTAAAACAAGCAATTGATCTTAAAGAACAAGAAGATATTCAACGAGGTATTGAAACAAATTGGTTTATTGGAACACCTATGATTGATGAAATTAAGTTAATCTGTGTTGAACTGTCTGATAAATTAGCAACTGCTTATAAAAATAAGGTTGAGGAGGCATAATGTTGAAATCAAAAAAACACATAGACAGAACAATGAACAAGGATACCAAATTGTTGCGTGACAAAGTGATGAACATTATCAATGAAGCACGATATGATAGAGGTTATGATTTGCCTTTCATCAAAGTTAGAATCACTGACACGGTAAAGCGATGTAAGAATGTGTTAGGTAGTGCTCGTATGGGAGGCAATTACATATGGATTCCTGCCAGCACCACACAACGGAAGGACCTGGTTGCGATTGTGCTACACGAAGTTCTACACGCAGTTTGTAAGACCAAACACGAAGAAGGATGTCCGCTAATGGATACTCACGCAAAAGGTTGTCCAGACGATGTTGCTTGGGAAATTTTTAATACTAAATTTTTTGTATGGTATTATTATGAAAAAGATTATAATGAAGAATTGGAGGAGGCATAATGCCAAGATTTTTCTATCACGGCACCACACAAAAAGGTTATGAAGAAATACAAAAAACAGGTGCGATACAACCGCAATCAGGCAACACATATACAGATAAAATATTTTTGTCAGGCAATGATACATATGCCCGTAGGGTGACATTCATTAAACACGCACAAGAACAAGGTGATGTAATTGTAGTTTATAAAATACCATCTTACAAGTTGAAAAAGAAATATCTAACTTACGGCAGTAAGCATATCAGTCCAATGTTAAGTTTTGGTGATAAGACTTGGTGTTATTCTAAACCAATATCTGTAAAAGATGATGAAATATTAGTTGGATCAGCACCCTTTTTTCTTAACTTGCCAGAAGGTATAAGCATATATAGAGATGGTAAGACAACAGGATTTACGTTCACAGAAGAAGCGGCAACACAATTTAAGATAGATCCTGAAGCCAGAGGAGTAGTAAAATTTTAATGACTGGATTTATTTTTTATTGTATAATCATATTTCTATTGGCATACGCCGCATATCTCAAAAACAATCTAAAATAGTATTATAATCACACGGTTCCTATAAATATCTACATAGGAGCAATAGATGATATCACCAGACTTTGATCCATTAGCGATGCTGAACCAGTGTCAAGTGGACCTACTAAGACAGAACAGAATTATAACCAATCTTGTGAAACAGAATGAGAATCTTTCTGAATTGATGATACAACACACAGAGGCATTTGCCCAACTACAGAAGAAGTTCAATCAGATGTTGAGAGAACACCAGGCACTTCAGGTCAAGTTGGCATTAAGATGCGATTAAGTTCAATACAACAACAGGTGGCACAGGACGACCATAGATTCAAAGTGGTTATTGGTGGTAGACGTATGGGCAAAACATTTCTTGCCATTAGAGAGATGTGCTACCAAGCCAAAGAACCCAACAGATTGATTTGGTATGTGACATCCTCATACAGAGCGGCAAAGATGATCGCTTTCAAAGAATTAAAGCAAAGATTATTGGATCTTAATTGGGTAAGAAAAATAAATGAATCAGAACTTTCAGTCACACTCAAAAACAACACAGAAATTGCTCTCAAGGGTGCTGACAACTTTCAGTCATTGAGAGGTATCAAACTTTCCTATTGTGTGATAGATGAAGCCGCACAGGTTCAGGCAGATGCTTGGTTTGAGGTAATCAGACCAGCACTGGCAGATTCGCAAGGGGGTGTGTTGTTTATATCTACACCTTTAGGAAAGAACAATTGGACATTTGATCTTTACAACAGAGAGAAAGAAGATCCAGACAATTGGAAGAGTTGGCAGTTCACCACACTACAAGGTGGCTTTGTGCCCAAAGAAGAGATTGAACAAGCCAAACAGGAGATGTCAGAAAAGCAATTCAATCAAGAATTCAATGCCACATTTGAATCATTTGGTGATCAGGTTGCTTGGGCATTTAACAGAGACCAAAACATTAAAGAATTACCCAATGCTGATTTAAGAACTATCTATATTGGTATGGACTTCAACGTGGCACCCATCAATGCCGCCATTATGGTGAGAGAAGGCGAGGATTTATACATCATAGACGAAATACAGATGTATTCCAGCAACACAGATGAGTTGGCACAGGAAATAAAACGCAGATATCCAACCAGCAAGGTTTTTGTGTATCCTGATCCAAGTGGTGCCGCAAGAAAAACATCAGCAAATGGACACACAGACTTTACCAT